TGATGTTGGCATCGGCAATACACTGATTACGTAACTCGGCTAACTCAGGAAAGAAAGCAAATGCCGCATTGATACCGTTCATACGCTCAGTATTAAACGCAATCGCAGCCGCTTGAATAGCAGAGGTATCAGGTTGTGTTGCTGCAGGCGCAGGCAACTGAGCATTAGGTGCTGCTGGTGCTGGCACGAGCGGGTTGGGAGCACTGTTACCCTGCGGTGCAAACAGGTTTTTGAGAGCTTCAGGCATATTAGTAAAATCCTTAAGACGTTTTGAATTAAGTGATGCCGCCATTTGCAGCGGATCGGTGAGGGTGTTTGCAAAACCTTTTTCCACTGCTTCGCGCCCAGTTAGCCAAGTTTCAGCCGCTAACAGGGCGTGGAGTTCATCTTCTGACAAGCCTGTTTTGTGTTGGTAGGCGCCCACTAAATTGCCTTCAACCTTATCGAGCAAGTCGGCGTATTTGCGCATATCTTCGGCATCACCGAGAGTTCCGCCCCAAGGCTTATGCACCATCATCATGGCGTTTTCAGGCATGATGACTTCATCAAAAGCCATGGCAATCACACTGGCCATCGAAGCTGCAAGGCCATCGATGTAGCAAACTTTGTGCGCTGGGTGGCCTTTGATCATGTTGTAAATCGCCATGCCTTCGAATACATCGCCGCCTGGCGAATGAATACGGGCGGTAATGGTGCCCACTTTGCCTAGGGCCTGTAGATCACGGGCGAACTGTTGCGCACTAATGCCCCAGCCGCCAATCTCGTCATAGATCATTAACTCGGCATTACCGTTTTGGGCTTTGAGGCTATACCAGCTATTGGCGGGTTTATTACTCTGGTTCAGCGTTGCGACGGGCACGCTCAGCGCTCCGCTTGGCAGCATTGCGCTTAGCATTGCTGATGCTATTAGGGTCTTTTTCACTGTTAGGATCTCCTAGTGAGGGGTCGGGGTCATTGGCCGTGACCATGTTGTTTTCGCGGTTGTAATCCACCTCACGCTTACGCTGGCGTTTTACTTCTGCAGGATTACGGCCACGGGCACGAGTCCAATCGGCCTCGGTTGCGACGTTGGCAGCGATCATCATTTCCCAGCCTTCAGCCTCTTTGCGTGGGTCAATCCATGGCATGGTGGGCCCGTAGTACACGGCATCAAATAAGGTGCGCATGTCGAGATCAGGCGGTAGCACTAATGGGTCCTGCTTGTTGTGCATTTCCATTTTGAGAAAATTGCGGAACACAGGCCGCGACCAGCCAGCACAAAACCACTGCTGCATAATTCGGTTGGATTCGTCTTGCTCAACTAGCTCTTGGCGCTGGCTTGAATAACTGCCTTTGTAGTCACGGGCAATGCTGGAGTAACTGCCACGGGTACCAGCTGCGGCGGCTTTTAATTGGCCGTTACGAAAATCAACTAAGTGCACATTAGGCCGATTGGATTCAATCATGCCAACATCTTCACCGGGCTTGAGATCATCGAAGGTCATGCCAGGTGCAATGGGGATTTCGCGGCTTGACGATTCACCACTTGAGTCAGGAACAAACATGGCGGCATCGCCGCGCTTAATGTAGAACGCCAGCGCGGCCGCAATCCTTGCCGCTACTCGCTCAGATTCCTCATAGTCTTTAATATCGCCGAGGCGGGTTAAAATGCCGTGGAATAACGAAGCGCCGCGCAGCTGGTGCAAGCGTTTGAACAAGCCTAAGTGCATCATGCTCGATGCAGGTATCACTTTGGTTTTGTAGCGAAAGCCAACTTGATCAGCAGGGTGATCGAGCAATACGTGATAGTTAACCACTTGGCCCCAGCCGTTAACCTCAAGCCCTTGGCGTACCCGCTTTGCTGGTTCGTTTAACTCATAGGGGATAAAGTCGGCTTCTAAGGCTTCAATGCTGTATTGAGTGCCTTGCTCATTTGGGTGGCCGAACTTAGCCACTTTACCTATAACATGCTGGCCAAACACATCACCATCACGCAGGGCGCTACGTAACACCAAACGCTCTAATTCAGGGCGGCTAAAGCGACCCGTAACGTCACACTTAAGCGACCATGCACCGAAACGGCGTTGAATATCGTTGGCTAAGTCATCAAGGATTTCACCGCTAATACTGCGCGGCTGCGGTTCAACCACAATCCCTTGAGCACCGATCACCCGTTCTTCCATCCGGTCGAGAATGCCAATGCTGAGATCATGATTTTCGTCTAACCAGCGCGCTTGCTCACGCAGGCTTTTACCTGCAGCAAATACCGCTTGGTTGGCCCCGCGACTTTCCTTTTTAGCGCGATGCGTGCGGCTTGGGCTGGCGGCTTCATACCCTTTCAGGTTGCGGTAGCTCATTGCGGCCGCTTCACGCTGTAATGCTAAACGCGGGGCAAATATCGCCAGCGCATCATTGATAATGCTCATGTGTTGCTCCGACTTATATTTTTAGAAGTGCCCTATTAATGCGGCTTGATTAGTTAAAGCGGGCTAACTTGACGCCACCCTGTGGGCGGCTAAAGCCATTTAAACGGCGCTCCCATTCGAGGCGACCTTTGCGAATTTCGCCTAGGTCCTCGGTGGTCATTGTTTTGCCGTTGATCGTGGTTTGCTTGCCTGCCAACACATCAAGCTCAGCCTGAAAGTACGCATCGATCATCTGTTGGCATTGGGTTTTGGTCATGCTGTTATCCTTGGCTTTATTGGCATTAACTACAGCCAACCGCCAGAACTGCCACCACCGCCACCGTTTAGGTAAGCAGCATTCGCATTGGCCTGTTTTGCGGCTTTGGGTTTAGGTTCTTTGGGTTGGTCGCTTGATATGGCTATCGGGGTAACTTGTGAAAGTTTGTCGAGGTTAATGCCGAATTTCTCAATCGCGATATACAGCGCAGCGAGTGCGTAAACGAAACAATCTAGTGCCTCGTTGCGGCGCTTTTGGTTGTCCCATTTATAGATGATCCGTCCGTTTTGGCGCACTGGCACCTTGCGTTCACTGGTGAGCTGTTGCAGCTCAACGTCATCACATACCGCTTCATTTAGCGGGAAGTGAATCGCACCAGGCTTGCGCACATCAACATCAGGGGCAATTCGCAACATCGACATTAATAGCTCTTTGGCGTTGTCGGTGCCGACCTCCGTTAAATAAACGCCTTTGGCGGTTCGCTTACGGGGGAAGTTGGCGATCGGCTTGCCGTAAACGTTGGCACCTCTAATGGGTATAACCCGCATTAGCCCAAGCTTTTTACTCATTTCATAAACGTCATCGGTGTAGTGACCACCTGAGTCCCAACCCACTACGCCAATATTGAGCACAACACCATCGGCACGGGCATAGCTTTGCGCAATACGCTCAGCCACTTTGTCTTTAAGCACTTGATCAGCGGGATCACCATGGAGAATAAAGCGGTCAATTAGCGCCGCCTCTTTACCCGCACCCCAGCCCCAAACACGGCCTTCGTAACGGTTATCTTGGGTGTCGATACCGCAAGTTAAATACACCACCCAGTTAGGCACTTTGCCACTCGGGTACATTTCGCGGCGCTTCGCTAATTCTTCCCACTCTAAGCGCTCGCCGTTGTCGTTATCCCATGGCTGGCCTAGCTTAGTGTTGACGAAAGTCTGCAGCTTTTCTTTATCGCCTTTGGCTTTAAAGAACTCAGTAACCAGTTTCGCCCAGCTGTTGAGCGAGTTATAGGCCGACCAGATATGAATCGAGATATTGGGCGGCGTGGTGATGTCGTTTCCGTCGGCATCATAAAAGTCTAAAAAGTCTTTAGTGTGGATGCCGGTGTTTTCGCATATCCAAACTGCGCTTGGGTGCAGCTCCATATCGTCGAGCTGATTGTTTTCGATGCAGCAACCACAGTGCTCACACAGATAATAGGCTGTGCTTGGATCGTGCTCGTCCTTCTCATTCTTGCGCCACTTAATGCCAAAGGGTTCTTCAGGGCCGCCCCACTTTAAATCCTGCAATTCGTCGCAGTGTGGGCACGGTAAGTTGAACTTTAAATAATAAGGTGATTCGCTACAGGCTTTTTCAATCTGGCAGGTACCGAGCACTTTAGGCGTTGAACCGCGGATCGACTTAGGAAACATCGACAGTTCGATACGAGTATCACCGAGCGATGTGGCGTTACCTTCGTGCTCGATGGATTCATCAAAACCCGCTAGCTCATCGTAGATCACATCATCGGTGGAGATTTCGCGATAGTTCGCTGCAGCTGTACCACCGCGCACCATCAGCGTTTTGCCGTTGGTGAAAATCTTATCTTCTAGCGTGCTGTCTTTATGTTTGCGCCCCATCCAAGGCGCAAGCGATCGCCAAACAGGGATATCACGAATCGCCGTTTCAACGTGCTTTTTCATGAAGGTTTTGGCTTGACCATCACGAGGTTGATAGATCAACACGTTGCGCTTTTTGTGCTCAATCTTGTAAGCAGCGTTAGCCATCAGCATTTTGGTGTAACCGACACGCGCTGACTTCATTAAGTTAAGCGTGCTGATTTGGTCGTTACCCATGGCATTAAGAATGCCAATTTGAAACGGTAAACTTTCCCACTTACCCTCGGTGTAAGAGGACTCCGACGACATGTAAAAGTGCTCGTCGGCATATTCAGAACAGGTGAGCATGGGTGGGCGATAGAACGAACGCAGCCCAGCAGCAACGGCGGCTTTCAGATTTTTAATCTGCGCGGCCGATATACTCATCTAATAAACCCTCAATGCCCTCCGCAAGATCGGCGGCGGTGTTTTGGCTTTTAATCACCTCCGCTTTGATAGCGTCGATTGTGCGTTCTGGAATGTCGGGGAATTTGCGTTTTACCCGTATATGTATTTGATCGAGCACTGGGGCAATTTGCGCAGCAATGCGATTTAGCACAAAGGTAGCAAAATTAACTTCGACCACTTCTTTGAGGTCTTTTTCGTTTTTAATCTCCTGCCCAACTGCTTGGGCTCGGATTAAGCGCCAGCGTTCGTAGTCCATATCTGGCTTATCGGGATCATCTTCATCAGGTTTAGTGATGGTTTTTTTACGCTCGTTGGCGACTCTGTTACCCACCACATCGGCCATTTTGTATAAACATACGCGACCGAGCTTGCTGTGCACTGGCACGTCCCATTTATCAAACGCTTGGGTGCTGATCTCAAGGCTTTTGCATAGGTCGGTTTTACTCAGTAGAACAGGCTCGGGTGGTGATGGTTGAATGCGGGCCATTAGGATGCTCCACTTGTTTTAGCAGGGCGGCTTTCAGTTGCATGTCGGCGGCGTGAAGTTCTTGTTTGCGCTTTTCGTCTTTTTCTTCTTGTAAGCGCTCTCGCTGCTCTTGGCGACGCTCACGTTGACGGCGAAACTCTTGATAAGCAATGTTGCCCAAAAAAGTGAGGAAGGCGAGCAGTAAGCCAATTAACATCGCCACTTTATCCATAGTAAAGGCACCTCCCAATGTGCTCATTAGTGACGATATATAGGCACTCAACGTAAACCCTTTTTGGGTAGCAACATCATTAATGTATGGATTGTTCATGCTGTTTTTCCGTTCGCCATGTTTCGATGTTATGCAAATCGGTATCACATTTGGTGATCACGGCTAAGAGTTGAATGATGCAATCGGGCAGATCGGCATTGGCGTCTGAGCTACATTCGGCTGGCAGGCACTGGCTCATTAATGATTGCGGCGGTAACACATATTGGGTCTGCTTGGTGACTACGGTGCGCGCAATAGGCGACGTGCTTGAGCAGCCGCTTAACATCATCAGGCACAGCAGTATTAGCCCAACTTCGGGTTTGTTCATTAGCTGAGGTCCTTAGTTTTTTTATGGCGTCTCGCTGATCGGCCAGCTGGCGATCAATCTCGGCCTTGGCTTTAGCGGTTTGTTCATTGAGCGCTAAAGCAAAGGCGTAATCCTTAGCAAGCCTCTCACGTTCGATGGCCTGCGCTTGCAGTTCATCGGTAACAACCGTGAGATCATCTTGCAGCATGCGCTGGTTAACGGCGGCGGTTTCTAGCTGCGAGTTTTTTAACGCGAGGTCAGCTTTAACGGCGGTGAGGCTAAGGCCAAGTAGCGTTATCACTATGATGAGCGCAGCAATCAAATACAGATGCAGCGAGCCCGTGGAATTAATGATTTTATTCCACATATAAATCCTTTAAGCAGATTGATTGCTCTTTTGCTCGGCGTTCGACTAAGCCAGGTAACTTGATGTCACGCGCATAGACAAACCCATTACAGCCCTTTTTTCCGCAGGCTTCGGTGAGTTGGTGACAAGCGGCCACCCGTTCGCCGCGCAGTAACAGCTTGCGCAAGGTGGAGGTTTGAAAGTTACCCGCGCCAAAGTTATAAATCAGACTGAGATAAGCAGCGTGCTCACCTTCGGTAAGTTGCACCGGATACGTTAGCCGCCGCAGCTGCCTATCGGCTTTGCCTAAATCCTTGGCGAACATTTCAATGCATTGCTGCTCGCTAAAAAACTGGTTGATCTCAAGCTCGGGGTCAGTGTGGCCAAAGCAGGCAGTGATAACTTCCACCGGATCAAGATAGGTGTGCAGAACGGGCTCGCCATTCGGCGCTTCGGTGGGAGCTATCAAATTAGCCCCAGCCAGCGCGACAGCAGAAGAAAGCCCCAGTGCCACGAGCTTTTGCTTTAATGACATAGGTCAGACTCCTTTAAAATGAGGTTAGCCTTAGCGCGGCCAACGGTTAGATCAACGGTGAGGTAAGCCGCCTCTAACAGCTGATGTTTTTAGTGTCTTTCAACGTCCGTAGCGATCATGTCAAACACCACGGCAACACATACCCACCACGACCACCATTGCAGCGGCCGCTTTTGTTCAGCAGGGGTTAGCTAACGAACAGCTATTTGGATGTTTGCGAACAAGAAATGGCGACAAATAAAAAGGGCCCCTAAAAGGAGCCCTTGGCAGACAAATAACGTGCGACTGAATAAATGTAACCTTAGCAAGCGTATACAAATGTACTCGATTTTAAGGGCCTTGAAAGCGCCAAAAGTGTCGCTAAAAGCGACAAAAGTGTCGTTTCGGAATTTGTAAATATGTGATACGTGAAAACTTAATCACAGAGGATTTATCGTTTTACTTATCACTTAACCGATTTAGCTATTTACAGCGGTAGGTAACACGAACCATAAGAACCATATTCCCAACGCCAAGAAAATGGTCATCACGTAAAAATTCAGATAAGGGAAAACCGGATGATCGAAGGATCAAAAAACGATCTGGCAAAGTTGTTATATTCGGCGGCAAAAATGACCATCAAACATCACTAGACACACACTTAATAAAATTAATATAAATCATAAAGATAAGTTAGAATTTTGTTACTTGAATTTCTTTGGATTTTAAGGGGCTCATAAAACAACAACCAACCTCCCCAAAATTCTCATATGTAGTGAAGCATTGCGCGTCACCGCCCCCGCAGTGAATCGAGCCGGAAGGACCCGTGATGATAATAGGTCGCATCTAGCTCTGATGATAGCCATTCTCATTTGAACAGGCCGCGCCTAACCTATTGACAAAGATGATATTTCACAACCAAACAACTCGTCGCGATAGTACTTGAGTTCCGCTATCGACTCCCGAATATCGGCTAAGGCTTCATGCTGATACTGCTTAGCCTTAATCGCATTACGCTCAACCTCAGGCGCCCAAGCTCTAGCTGCGAGCCCTAGTGCTGATATGTCTAGCTGCCTGTAATGCATGTACTCATGAAGCTCAGGCATTTGGCACATGATAAACGAACGATCAAACATGATTGAGTTACCCGCAAACACCACACCAGTCTTAGCTTTACGGTCATGCTTAGGTATTCCCAGTGCTTTCAGGTGTTCGAGTACCATCTGCTCAGCCTGTGCTAACGATACTGATGAGGCACGAACAGCAGCTAACAACCCACTCTTGGTATGCACATCTATCGCCCACTCATGTGACCTTGCAATGTGTTCATCGTCTTGATGCACAATAATGTGCAGCGCTTCACCCACTTGGTTTAACTCACTATCAGTCACGATAAAGGCCAGCTCAAAGATAGGGTAATACTCCATACCCAGCATCCCATTGTCTAAGCGGCCGTTCAGCCCACCCGTTTCTAAATCACCAAACAAAAAGAATTGCTCCATCACCTACCTCACTTTGCTAATTGAATCTCTGCTCTTCTCAACCAATACACATACGACTTCTTGCTATCGAACCCCATCAATGCCCACTGGCCTTTGCACACGTAACAGGTGCGAATCGCCCGAATACAGTTTGGCGATAACCGCTCAATCATCCTATCGAACTGGACCACCTGCTTAGGAACGCTCAACTCCCTAACCAACGCACATCCATAAACTTGCACCTCACCTAACTTATCGCAAGCACTGCGATTAGTGAAACCTTTACCGAGTTCTTGGAACGCCCAATAGCGCCCCCAGGCATTGAGCCCAGCACGAAGGGCTTTCATGTTAATAACCTGCTCTTGCGCATCACATACTCGCATTAGCCACCTCCGTAATCTGGTCTATCGATAAATGGAATACATCATCCACTATTGAGCGCAGGTGGTTATAAGGCACGTTACTCTTGCCATTCTCCCAACGCTGATACGTTCGGCGGCTTATCCCGTAAAACTCAGCCACCTCATCCTGAGAAAGCCCCTTAATCGCCCTGCCTGTTTTTAGAATTTTTGCAGCTGGATGACTCATAAAACCACCTTAATTTGTGCCATTGCATACTCTTGTAAGGCTGATGCAACGATCATCACAGCCACCCACTCGCACCAAGGGTTTGAGCACTCCCAACATTCGCAGACGATCTAGGGATTATCTCGGGCGCAACCTCACTAAAACCGAGCGAAATTAAATGCGCGTGATACGCATCAAGCGCACTCAACATACCCTTATCCAAAGTCGAATGAACATAGGTACGCAAAAGCACAGGCAAGGCATGATTAAGCAACCGCTCACCCACCATAGTATCTACGCCCATGTCTTGGATAATCGTGCGGCAAAGCTTGCGCAAATCATGCGAGGTAAACTCCTTAAACCGAATAGTCTCACTCCAATAATGCGCAGTGCGCTGACTAATAGCACCAACATCACCCGCAAACAAAAACGCCCGCTTACCCACATTTTTAAGCTGCCACTGCAAATAATGCTGGATCAACGCCTTAGCCGTAGGCGTTAACGGTAGCCGGTGCTCTTGGCGGTTCTTCGCGTTCGCCGCAGGAATAAACCAAAACTCACCCGCAAAATGCTCCCATCGTGCCAAACGGGTTTCACCAATGCGCGTCCCAAACATCAGCATCAACATAAACAACATCGCCACCGGCATAAATGCATCACGCAACGCCACAAACAACGGCCCTAAGTCCGACTCCATCAATCGCGTATCAGGCTTAGGTGATAAGGTTAAACTCATCGTCACTCGATACCCCATCAGAGGATTAAGCAATAACAACCTAAAATCAGCCGCCAAACTCAACGCCCGCTTAAGCACATTCACACTCAAACGAATGTAATGCGGCGCATAACCCTCATTCAGCATCAGCTTCACTAACGCACTATCGACCACCAAAAACGACAACTCAGCCAAGGCCGCATCCCCCAACTTAGGCAACAACTGCTTACGCATAATCGACCTACAGTTATCGCGCCAGCTCGGGCTTAACGTCGTATTACCATCCAAATAATCCCCATACCACAACAGCAAATCAGTCACAGTCGCAAACTCACCGCGCAACACATCCGCGCCCGCACTACGCTTAGCCAGCATCACAGGTAAATCCGCTAAAAACGTCTTAATGCACATGCTCGGCCACACGCCTTGCTTCTTCCAAACCGTCTTATCCCCCTCATTAATCACCAAATGCACACTCGCCTTCGTCCTATCCGCCGTTGCCCGTAAACGCAGCTCAGGAAACTGCGGGTCCCTAAAATCCCGCGTCAAACCGCCACGTAACCAACGGCGCAGCGCGGCATCGTTCAACTTACCAATCTCAACCCCGCTAGCAGCCATCGTTTGCCCCCTTAAGCCCTAGGTTTGCCCGTAAATTAGCTATAATCGATTTCGCCTTTGCCGCCTCAGTCGGCCGCGTCACCGTTTCTGGTAGTGCTTTTGGCAACTCAACATCGGTCAACTCGCCACGGCCAAAGCGTCTGCACAACACTTTGTAATTGCGCTCAAACGTCATTAACACGTCCTTTTCGAGCCCAGTCGCAAACATCCAACTGCCTGTCTCGCGCACCGCTAAGCGCACCACATCATGGCTCCACGTATGCTTGTCAGGGTGATGGTAATGGCGCGTTGCTTCCTTAAACGCCGCCTCTAACTTGGGCAGCCCCAAATCACAGGCTGTAGGTTGGCACCACAGCGCAAACTGGCGCGGTGTCGGCC